TCTTGCCATAAATGATCTTTTTCTAGCTGGAATATTCTTTTTGATAGATAGATTCTTATCGCCAAAATTAACTTTGACTACTCTGCCTGTCTTACGATTTTTTACGAATACTTTAAATTTCTTAACGTCCCCACGCATTGGTTTGTTAAGTTTTACAGTTTTTCCTCTAAATTTAGCCATGTGACATAAATATCACAAAACTATCTTTTAAAAAACCTTTTTCTCCAATCGTGGCAGACATAATCATCTTTAACACCCTTTGCACCCCATCTACCACAAAATGATCTAGCATTACTATAAAGCCCACAATCTCCACATGATGCACCCTTTAATGCTTTAGTAAATGATTGAGGCAAACTGTAATCTATGATTTCTCCTGTAGGATAGAAGTTGCTTCTTTTATTTTCCTTGTCCACGATATTTTGCCTTTTGTTGTCTTCGTTTGTTTTTATTCATAGTGCTTGTTATTGGTCTTCTACCAATAGATGTACCTTTTTCTGTTTTAGTGTATTCAACAACTGCACCAAATACATTACCCTTTTTTTTCGACATCTTCTATTTCATCTGGTTTAGCATTAATAATTAATGGCAAGGGTTCGTTGTATGTAGTTTGTTCTATTCTATCTTTTTGATCTAAATGTTGTTTTCCTAACCATATCTGCATAACTACATTACCAGATAATGCTTTTTCAAATTGTGCTCGTCTTAAACTAATTCTGCCCATCTCACGACCCTTTTTTATAAGGTGGACATAATTCCTTTGTAAAGTCTTTGTAGATACTCCAGAAAATTCTGCTATTTCGTCATAAGTGCAATGTAATTGGGCTAATTTTTTGATAGCTTCTTCATCTACTTTTTTCATTGGTCTTGCCATTATGTCCTTTTTAAATGTTTAAATTTACTTTAAAATGCTTCCAATTAATTTTAGCATCATATCGTTTTCCATGTTTTTGATCTTTTACTTGAATCTTTATTAAATTGCTACCCCACTTTTTGATTAAGTGTTCAACAGCTTCTTTTTCTTTATTTTCTCTATAAATAGATTGTAATCCACCTTTATTAGTACCCATGGTTGGTGCACCGAAAGATATTTTGCAAATTCTCATGGTAAATTGTTTATCGTTTAAAATTTGTAAAACTAAATCTCTATCTTGTTTTAATTGTTGTTTATTGTCGTATTTATACTTCTTAGTCCTTTTAGTATTAAAACAAACTACGCAATCAGCATAACTGTTAAGCTTAAAATCTTTTTTTTGACTCCATGCAAACTGTTGATATTCTAAGCTTCCTAATGCTACAGGCAAAACTTTAAATAAATCTTGTGCTTTATTTAATGCTTTTTCGGGACTTATTTTAATATTTTTATTATTTTTAGTTTCAAAAAATTGACTAATATCGTCATCAATTTGCCAAAACCAATCATATTTATTTTCTGCAAATTTTTTAAGGAAGTTTCTAGCGTATGGTAACCCTTGGTTATTTTTATCAATTTTAATTATTTGGTAATTATCATTGTATTTTTGATATTTTTTAAAATCTTGTGGTTCAACAACTATATATTTATCGCAATCTAAATCTTTAAGTAAGTTAAATGTTTTCCCATCTTCACGATTTTTAGATGGTATAAAAATAGGATAAATATTACTTTCTGTTAGTGTATTAGCCATTGCTATATGTATATCAGCCATCAATCTCTTTTAATATTTTATCAGCTTTATCTTTTTCTTCTTTTGTGAACATTGTTTTTGTGTTGCTCTTAGCCCTTTTTAATTCATAATCAGAGTTTCCACAATACAACATTTTTTCTCTAAAATAACATACTATGCTTATTCTTTCAGCATAACCTCGTTTTTCAAGTTTAGTGTTACCATGTAATTCATGGACATCAAATAAAGCTATATCGCCATCTCTAACATCTAATCCTAAACCATATTTAGGTATTACTGTTACACCACCTTTATAATTTCCAATACTAAGAACTCCTAAATTACCCATACCATTCCTATAATCTCCTTTATCATAATGACATGCTGTTCTAAAATTTCTATTAACAGTAACAGTTGTGAATGCTGTATCTTTAATAATAAAATCTTGATTAGTTGATTCAGCTAATTTTTTTTGTTTAACATACTGTTCATTTGCATATTTGTTATAAATTTCATTAACTTTAAAAATATAAGGAATCATTTTCTTATAATCTGGTAAATTTTTTTGTGTAAAAGTTGTTGTTCTACAATATGGTATCCTTGGATAACGATCACTAAATCCTACAGTACTGCTATTAACAGTTAAAGCATAACTAGTATTAGATAATTTTCCATTTTTTATGTTAATAGGCGTATATCTAAAACCATCAATTTTACCTATAACCCTATCTCCAATTTTATCTCCGACTTTGTAAATATTTTCAAGGTTTCCTGATGCCATGCCTCTATTATTTGATGATCTTTTACTAGCTTTTCTAAATGAAGTTCTGCAAGAATCTAAAATATTTTTATCTACTGCATTTTTAATTAGTACACCAACTAAATCATTATTTTCATTAACAATTAAAGTATCTTTAGTAATTAGATGTTCAATATGTGTTTCATTTACAAAATTACCTTCAAGTTGTTTTATTTCTGCATCTGAAAGTATTTGTTTAACTGTTATTTGATTCATTTACAACTGCTTGTAGAACTGCATCAGAAATATTATCTACTTTATATTTTTCATATAATTTTTCTATAGCTTCTTTAAAACTTATTTCTTGTTCTGGATTAAAAAAAATTTGAATCATTTTGACATCATTTTGTGCTATATCTAAATCAATATCTCCTATTTTATTTTCTTCATCTTTAGGTAAAAAAAATTGATCTAATTCAGTTTCATCAAAGCCTGTCAAATCAAGATCAAAGTTTTCATCTTGTAATAAATTTAATTCTTCTTTTAATAATTTATTTTGCCATTTAGATTCTTCATTAGCTCTATTATCCATTATTCTATAAGCAACAGCATTATTTTTAGTGAAGTTTTTTTTAATTATAAATACTTTTTCTTTACCTAATTTTTTTAAAGCTTTCCAACGAGTATGTCCTACAACAATAACATTATCATTATCTACAACAATAGGTTGATTATATCCAAAAACTTTAATTGATTTTACAACTTTTTCAACTGCTTCATTTGAAATTTCTCTAGGGTTATTTTTGTATGGTTTAATTTCATCAATATTAATTTCTTGTATTTCCATTATTTATCCTTTTATAAGTTTAGTTAAAATATTCCAAAGATTAGGGTTTTGTTTAAATATCTTTGCATAGCCATCTCCTACTACTTGTGCAATAGTTTCTTCTCCTTTGTCATGCACCTTGATTCCTGAATAATGTATTATTAAATGAAATAATTCATGCATTATTGTATTAAATAATCTTAAACCTTTTACTCTACTATCAATCACAAGTATTTCTTTTTCTGTTTCAAAATATCCATATAGATTTTTTAATATTTCAAACCTGACTTGTATCTTTTTTCTGCCATATTTAATGCTTTGTATGTTCATCTTGGTATAATGTGGCTCTGAGATATTCTAATTGCATTTTTAATTGTCTATTCTCGATACTTAATGCAATAATCCTTTTTCTGCAATACTTAAAAATCCTTAATATTGCCATCATTGAACTAATTGCATTTGATGTTTTTCATCATAAATATCAATCTTATAGTTTTTGCCATCTTTGGTAAATTTTTCAAAATTTCCCTCATTACCTAAATGTTGATAACCTAGTTTTTTAAGCCTATCAACTAAATCTGGCATATCGTTATCTTCTTCAATTTCCCATCTCCTTTGAGATAACCAAGTAGCAAAATGCGGGATATATTTTTTTTCTTCTATATCTTTTATTTGATTGTTATAAATACTTACAATTTGTTCGTTAGTAATTTCTTCAATATTAATTTTATTAAACTCCTTGTAAGCTTTAAATTTAGAGCCTCTTTTAATTGTTAATCCTTTCCATAATCTTTCAAATGATTGATCATATATTTTATTTATAGGTATAGGTTTAGGACTAGGTATAGGTGCTTGAGTTTTGCTTAAAGCATTTTCAACTCTTGCACGACCACCTTTTTGACCAGCTTCTGATCTTCTTTTATATTTATCAGTTAAATACTCATGTTCTTGTATTAATCTTTTATGTGTCCATGTATTTTCTTTAGGATTAACCTTAAAAAATTCTCCTAATACTTCATCTACATTTAATTTGCATTCTTCTGTTTTGCATTGGCAAATCCTATAAGCTGATTCAGTTTTGAAAGGTTTTGCATTTTTAGTCCAAGCAAAGCTTAATAGTCTAATATATATGCCTATAGCTTCATTAGTTAAATGTACAGTTTCAGCAGTAAATGTATCTGTAAATAATTGTAATGCATGAAATTTATTCGTTTCCTTTGTCATAAAATATATTTTCCTTTTCTAGTTGTTTGATTTT